AAGGTATAAGAAGTCTTTCCCGCCGTGGTGGGCAGGATCTTCACCCCGAACGTACCGCTGCCGTTGATGAGCAGACGGCCGACCGTAGTTTGATATTCCGCGCCACGCTCACGCGCAACAAGCAGAGCCAGATTGGCCGCGTCCCACTTGACCAGGGTGCAGGAGATGACCGCGGTGGTGTTCTGAAGAACCATTTCCTCCGGGACAGCGCCCGAGGCCACGGTCTTGATCTCGTGGACGTTGTCGGTATAGGTGATCTGCGGGAGGCTGTCGTTGTCGGTATACCCGAGGTCAACGTAGCCAGATCCGAGGTTCACCTGGATCTTGGTTGGGCCTGCGACGAAAATTGCGGTAGCCATCAGCTTCTTCCTTTCAGGATTCGGGCGAGGCCTAGTCTAATCGACTTTCCGATCTCTCCCCATTCATCGTTGGTAGGAATCATAAACGGTCGCTTGGGGACGGTCACGCCTTGCCAAGCCATCACGAAGTCCTTGCCGCGCACCAAGCCCTCCTTGGTTGGGTTGTTGCCCGTGGCGTGCGACCGCTTGCCCTTGCGCGTCAGCGGGATGTAGTTCGGGCCGCTGGTCTCAAACCCAAGCTCGTGGAAGATCGCGTGCAGCGGGCCGTACAGGATGATCGAAACGCCGTTGCCGCCTGTCTGCCCTTTGGCGTTCATCTCGCGCATCATCTGCCCGGTGTCGCGCAGGGGCTTCCCGCCAGCGCGGTAGGACTCGCTCGTCACGAGGTACTCCGTCACCGTAGTGGGCTTCGCCACGGTCTTGCCGTTCTTCATCTTGCGCTGCCGCACCACGACCACCGTTCGCGTGGCCTTGATGGCCGCGGAGTTCTTCGGCTTGCTCGTGGTCCAATATTCGCCCTTCACGGCCGCCAAGGGCTGCAATGCCGTTTCCCCGCCGCTCTCGTCCCGGCCGCGGCTCGTTGCAATGTGCTGCTTCGCGTAGCGACCTACGAGGGTGGCGATGCCGTTGACCACCGCGGGGTCGCGCAGCGCCTTGGCAACGCGCTTGCCCCAATCGGAAGCCATTAGCCGCCTCGGTAGATGTTCGGGGCGCGAGGACGGAAGAACGCGCTGCTGCTCACGTTGTTGTACCAGGCGAGGTTGTTGATCGGCACAACGGCCACCTCACACACGCCGGCATCGGCGGCCTTGGCAACCGCTCCGAAGATCATCTTGCCGTCCCGCAGCGCCTCAAGCATGGCACGGGCCTGGGTCACCCGCGCCTCCACGGCAGGGGTGATCTTCATGGCGCGACGCTGGAACAGCATCTCGGTCGCTAGGTCCACCGTCAGCATCACGAGGAGGCCATCATTGGCGGCCGCCAGCGTGTTCAGGTCGGTGTCCGTGTAGATGTTCCCCACGCGGGCATACGCCTGCACCACGCTGCTAGCGCGTTGCAAGATGGTGTCCACGAGGCAGTTCGCGCCGGGGTTGTTGCTGCCCGTATCGCTTGAGAGCTGCGCGATGATGTTGGCATCAAGCGATGACTCAAGTTCCGCATAGCCAGCGTACTGTGGCATGGTGTCCCCTTATGCGAACACGGGGGGGCAGGAATCGAAACTCCTGCCCCCCCATGACTGTGGCGAACGAACGTCAGCTCGTGATATCAGCAACCAGGAAGCCGGACACCGGAGCAACCAGTTCCGAGGTGCTGTTGTCAATCACGCGGCCTTCAATGCGACGATCACGCGGATCGTCCCAGTTCTCAACCGTCATGTCCTCAAAGGCGAAGATCTGACAGGTAGAGAACGAGGTGGAACCTTCCACGCCCACCAGGCCACCCGGACGGCTCACGAAGATCGCCGAGTTGCCGTAGACGAACGAACGGGTGGTGCTGGAAGCACCCTTGCGGGTGGTCACCTTCACGCTGTCATCGACCACGACCTGCACGCCGAAGAGGTTCGGCGGGAGGCCGTACTTGGCAAACGTGTCCGCACCCTGAAGGAAGGGCAGAGCAGCCGGGTAGTTCTTGACGTAGTCACGAACTTCCGAAGTCTGCGAAAGAGCATTTGCAATGGTCGGGGAAATGACCATCATGATGTCAGTCTCACCACGCACCGCGCCGCCCGTGGCAAGCGAAATGCGCTGGAGAGCCTGCTGAATGCCCTTCTGAATGCGGTTGTCCGGGCTACCAGCAGTCGTCCACGGGCCACCAGCAGCCGAAGTCGTACCCGTTGCGAAGTAGTTTCCGACTGCGGTGAACGCATTGACGGCTGCCGTATTGGTCAGGGCGGTCGCGGTACGCATCGAGCGCGCCGTCATGGCGAGCTGCGCCTTTGCACGAGCGTGCTGGGCGACAACGTCCCACGCGGCCTGCTTCACGGTCTCGTTCGGGATGTAGAACGGGTAGGCGAAGCGAGCAGCGGTGAACGCCACGAAGTCGTGCTGGTTCATCTTGCCGACCGGGCGGTCGTTGCCCAGGGGCCAAGCGAACTCGTTCACATCAGTCACGCGGACGTTGTCGTCCGAGTCAAGACGGAGGTAGTAGCCCGTCATCTGCTGCGTGGGAACGATCTGCGCGTACTTCGTGATGGGGAAGGTGTTCACCGCACGGGTGAATTCAACCTGGAGAGCGCCCGTTGCGAGGGCGTTGGTGGAGGGGACGAACGTATTCAGTCCGCCACCGACTGCGACATAACTCATGGTGAGACCTCCTTAAGGTCAGGGAATCAGAGCGCCTTGGTGGCGGGGAGACGGTAAGCCCAGAAGATGGTGTCCACGGCTGCGGCTTCAAGAGCCACGAACAGGGGAGTGTTTCCGCTAGCAGCCGCGCCAGCGGTAACCGCTACGCCAGCAGTCCCGGCAATGAGGCCAAGACCAGCAGTAATCGCGGTTGACGAGCCGCACTTGAGCTGCACGCAGTTGGACGGCTGGAGGCTGATCGGGTCGCCCGAAGCCGCGTGGAGCGCGGAGTCGAAACGCTTGGTCGAACCGTCAGCAACGCCGACAACGTAGTCACCAGCAGCGGTGGAAGCCGCGCCCGTAAATCCGGTGGTGGACATCTTCACGATGGCGTAGGGGTTGATGTCGCCGCCTGCGATGAGATTGGGGGAGAACTGAAGCATTTCTGTAGTGTCCTTCTGCGATTAACGCTTGATGCGGGAGTTGATGGCCTTGGCGAACTCTTCCGGCTTGCCGGCGAATTCCTTGACCAACGAGGAGATGTCGCCACCGCTGACGGTCTTCGGCATGGCCGCACGGCTCATGTCGATCTTCGCGCCGATGGGGTCACGGGAGAACAGGGAGCGCCACGACTCAAGCAGGGCGACCGGGTCGCTGCTGGCCTGGAGCTGGGTCATCAGGTTGTCGCGCTGCGACTCGGGAATGCGGTAGCCGTCCTGCTCAAGGATGTCGATCTCGCGGGAGAACTTCTCGCGGCGGATCTCGGCCTCGAGGCGCTCCATGCGGGACTTCAGGCGGGCGTTCTCCGAACGCAGCGAGTAGGTCGAACGGGCAGCGACCACGGGCATGGCCTCTTCCTCTTCGATGTCCACCGAATCCGGCGCACCCTCGTGCGAACCGATGTCGATGTGAACGCCGTCCTCGGCATTCTTGGACTTGTATTCCATGTCCGTCATGGTCTCGGCGGACATCTCGTCCTTCTCTTCCTTGGACTCGTCCTCACCGAACTTCTTCTTCATCATGTCAGCGAGTTCGCCGATGGCGCACTTCATCGCCTCAAGCTCTTCGCGGTAATCGTTGGATGCCATTGAGGCTTCCTCCTTGGTGGTCGCCGGGACAAAGGTGTTGAGTCCGCCTCCGACCCCGGCAAGGTCGAAGTTTGACTTGGAACAAGTGATCTTCTTCCCCTCGCGGGCGAAGTGGGTATCGGGCAACGGCCGGCGCGGGGTCTCGCGGCCCAGCAGGGCCACTTCCGACAGGTGGTTCGATTCAGCCCAAATCTCTGCCGACCGACGCGGGAATGCGTTGGTTGCAATGAGGCTGTCGAAGATGGGCTTGTTCACCTCCATGTCTCCCACAATGTAACCGATGCCGTTGCGTTCTTCGTAATTGATCGAAGGAATTCTGCCCACGGCGCTCTTCGGCTCGTCCCCGTTCTTCTCGTGCATGACCACGACCTGGGGGAAGGAGCCACGCGCCATGTGCGCGCGGGTGGCGCGGACGATGGACTTCAAGCGCTCGTTGTTGAACCGCTTCAGCTCCGGGTCGGACTCGCCATCGTCAATGGCCGGGTCGAACGCCATGAACAGCTCCACGCGCTCAATCTTGATCTTCTCGCCGTCATCCTGCACGCTGTGCGATGCCTTGCTATTCACGGTCTTGTCCTCCTTGCGGTCAAGTTCCTTGCTCTTGCGGTCGGCCCACGCCTTGCCGGCATCGCCACCCCACAGAAGCCACGCGATATACCCGGCGGAATCCTTGCCCCAGCCCTCGCCCTTCTTGTCCACCTCGTGGCGGGCGAAGTAGGAGTTCATCCGGCGCACCGTGTCGGGGGACAGGTTCTTGCGGTTCTTGATGTCCCGCGCTCGAGCAACGCCCACCTCCGTGCCACCGCGGCCGTGCTTCTCGCGCAGGGCAAGCCCACGTTCGGCGTTGGCGGCCATCTCGTTGGTTGGCTTGAGGTCGATTTCCATCAGATGAACACCCGATACGGGACGGACGGCGGGGGGTCAACGGTCGGCAGAGCTTCCACCTGGTCTTCGGTCAGCTCAATGGTGGCGCGGAGGTTTGCGTGGTAGCGGTTGTCGCCAAAGCCAATTACCTCGCCCTCGGGGTTAAGTCTCGGCGGGATCGGTCCAATGCAGTCAAGGGTAATGCCTGCAACGACCTGCACGGTAACTTCGCCATTCACATCGGTCACTTCCTGAGCAACGCCAGCGGCAATGAGCGCATCCTCAAGATCGGACTCTGTATTTGAGCGGAGTAGGTAGTCCATGTCAGGTGGTCAGGGCTTGCAGCGTGGTGTTGGGAAGTACGGACGGCCAATACTTGAGTGAGCGAATGCTGTTGTTGAGCATGACGGCTGTGTCCGTGATACTCGTTCCATTTGTAGACGGGCCGCCAATACTCAACCACGTTGGGGCAGAACTAAATGCCAGCGTTCCGCTAGCAACCGTGCCACCGTTCAGGCATAGGTTTGTAGCCGTGCCGTTGTAACTGAATGCGCCTTTCGTCACCGCGCCGGCGGTCAGGCTGTTGCCCGTGGTGACGGTAGCCGCTGCTCCGAAGTCTGCCAACCGCAGCGTGAGCGCGGAAGGGGTTTGATACAGATGCAGATGTTGGGTTGATACGTCGTTTGTTGCGATCACCGAGCGAGCAGTTGAACTTGCCGCGTTTCCGTACCAGTTAGCCACAAACGTACCCGTCGTTCCGCCCGTGTACCAGGAACTGAAGTTTGAACCAGCAGCAATGATGGCGGTATCAGTAGCGCGAGTAGCAGTTGATGCAGCCGTCAGAATTACAGAACTAGGAATTGGACCAAGTTCCACTTGCGCGCCCCAAATGTAATTGATTGATGCTGCCGACGTAGTAAGGTTCGGGTAAACGGTATAAGTCAACGAACTTTGACCTGCGGCAGTCGTGAACGTCACCCACACTCGCACCCAGCGATCTGTTGGCAAGTTAGAGAATCGAGTTCCGAACCCTGATGCGTTGTCGATTCCAACGGCTGGATCGCTGCAAGCGCCAACAGTAGTTAGCGCACTTCCACCGTTGAAAGGAGCAAGACGGAAATATGTCGTTCCATCAGTTCCTGCGCGGACGTACATACTGTAGGTGTATTGCTGATTTTCACTTACTGCCGTACTGTTGAACAGTCGAACAAAAGGAGAACCTAATCCGGCATCCTTTGAAATACTTGTACCTGTAAGGGTTCCACCGTCTGGACCGTCGATTCTCGGCACGGTAGTACCACCGCTTCCAGATACCGCGTTGATATTGACGCCAGCAGTACGCCCCCATGTAGCATTACCCCAGCAGTCTTGACCCCAAACAACCAAGTTTGTTGCCGTTGTTTCAATCAGCAATCCTTTGGCAACACCCGTGGTCAGGTCATAATCGAAACGCGGTTGATTCGTGGTCGCATATTGAATCAATTGATTGGAACCAACATACGTTGGGCCAGTCTGGATTCCAGATCCGGTCGCACGCGTGAAGGTGATCCGCGGGTCAAGGACACCCGTGGTGAAGTCAAGCGACAGCGTGGAACCATCGCCAGCGCGAGTCATCAGCTTGCTCGCAAGGGACGAGCCGCTGATCCGTGACATCCTTGGGCGGTTGGCGCGATTCATCAGAGGGTGGACCAGAACGCGCCCATGTCGGGCGTGCCGCTGGACTTGAACTGGGCGGTGACGTACTGCGCGCCCGCCAGGTCGATCATGGCGTAGGCGGGTTCCACGTTTGCTCCAGCAGCCGTGGCCGGGGAATACAGGTTGCCTGACGGGGTTCCCGAGACCTGCGTGATGCCGCTGAAGGTACGGTGATTGGCCGTACCGTCGATGGTGTAGTTCGGAACCGTGCCGCTCGTGAAGGTCAGCGTCAGATCCGCCACAACGGTCGGCACGTACCAGAACGAGGAAACACTTGAGCGTGTGTACGTCAACCCGGTCGGAGTGCCAGCGGTCGTGACAATCGCCGAACCGCCCGAGGTTGCCGAAAGCTGGAACGTGCTTGATCCGTTCGTGGCGATGATGTAGTAGGTGGTCGGATTGCTGTATCCGGTGATTGATCCCGTACCGCCATAGGTTCCGGCGATAGTCAGCGTCTGACCGACCACGAGCGTGGGGTTGGCGTTGCACGTGAAGTTGCCGGCCGTATCTGCAATGGTCACGCCCGTGAGCGTGCCGCTGGTGTCCAGGTACTTGCGCCACCCGAGGAGCCGCATACCGATGGCGGTCTGCGCGGTGGTCGCGGACACCATGAACGGCATGACGTAGAGCAGCGAGGGGTTTTGCCCGTTGATTGATGTGTAGTCGAACAGCAGCCCGGTGGTGGGCGGGGTCTGAACGAGGGTCGCACCGCTAGCGGTGTAGGTGGCCGGAACGGACGCGGCCGTCACCTTGCGGAAGTTATTCTGTGCGGTGATAATGGTGATGTCCATATCAGAGTTCTCCTCGGCGCTTCATGTCGAGCGCAATGGCAACCGCCTGGTCCTGCGGCTTGCCTTCCTTGATGAGTGTGCGGATCTTGTCGCTGACGGCCTTGTCGGCCTTCTCCATGAGCTTGAGGCCAGCCTTGTCCTGCTCGGTCTCTTCGATCTCGGGCTTGGCAAAACCAGCCGCCTTGCGCTGCGTATTCAGTTCATCTCCCATCACGTCAAGTTGCTCGGAGATGCGCTCAACCTCATCCTGAAGGCGCTGGCTTTCTTCTGCGGTGACTGCTGCGGACAACGACTGCTTCAGAAGTCTGTCGGCCTTCTGCATCAGGTCGTGCATCTTGCGTTCAAGTTCGCGCATGGCTGGCGTAGCAGGCTTGGCGGCGGTGGCCTTCGGGACGCAGTTGGGAACGTCCTTGCCGTCCTTGGTCTTCATGCCCACGGCCTCGTAGCCCTTCCAACACGCGTCCTCGAGGCCCATCGTGGACTTCTCGCCAGCGCGGGAAAAGCCCTTGCGCTTCTTGAGCGGCGGGAGCTTTTCGTTCATCGCATTGGACGCGCTGTTAGCCTCATTCCACGACGAATAGGTCTTTGCGCTGACGGG